ATCTTCGCCGTCTGCGCCGGCGACACGTGGATCAATGGTCATCTCTTGCTTGGAATCCAAGGACAGCTTCATCACTGTGTCATGTCTATCGGTATTAGCGAATGGTGACGATGACATCAATTTGGAAACACACGGACCCTCTATGACAGGTGGTCGTGAATATCCAAACAGCGATGCTGCTTGCCCAACTCCGGAAGCAACCATTTGAGTGGCCCGGGCATAGGGGCCTATGGCAGGTAAATTCGAAAGCCAACCAGCTCCTGCAGCAATAGCTGAAGCTGGTTTACTAATGATTCCCATACCATATTCATCTGATTTGGAAGACTTGCTTGTGGACATAGTCTTCTTCTTCTTTCCGGCGGACATATTTTTAGACTGCGATTCCAGCGCAGTTGGGGTCGTCAGAACAACATCCGAGGCCCACGCATAAACGGTAATACTGGCAGAGCCATTCAAACCTGAAGCGTGTTCCAGTGGATTTAAGTCCGACAACGAAATTTCGCCCATATCTTTCCAATCGGAATTGGGTATGCTCATATAATTCTTGGGGAACATGAATGGTAAATCCATAGTTCCTCCTTCATTTGTTGTAGGGTTCAACAAGAGCTTTGGGCGTTGGGAGCGTAGGATAAAATCGTTGAAATTGAAGTTGCCCAACGGTATCTGATTAGACGTATGCAATGGCTCATAGGAGCACATGATTCGTCCATATAAAAAAGAATTACCGTTAATGACAAACTTGACGTGAAGCTTACAAGACAAATTGTTATAATATCGAATTTTGTCTGCTATTGTCGTATTTTCAAAGAATAATCTCCATGGGTTAAATGAATCATTGACAGCTGGACTAGTAGTATTGTCCCAGGTCGTTTCGTAGATCCGAGTAGGTCTCATCAGAAATGAGGCCAATCCGGAATCTTCTGCTTGAACTGTGTCAAATGTTGCATCTTTGCTTCCCTTAATGGTCACTCCGTAACCTGGATCTAAGTCTGTAAAAGAAGTGATCTGGTGCTGACCGGTTTCACCTTCGGCCGACACCACGGGTTCGGAGTGGGATTCCAGGGGTTTATCCTCCCCTAGTAGGAGTTCCAATCTGCCAAACATCTTATCGATGCGGTCCGCTCGACCTTTTAATTGGCGTAGTTCCAAACGAAGCTGGGTTACTTCCTCAAGAATAAGGAGGTATTGCTTCTTCACCAGTGGGTTGTCGTGCAGAGCCCACTTTATTAATTGTAAATTTTCGTAACTTTGGGTAATACATATATTAAAACACGTGCTGCTGCATCAAAAATGCACGTGAGTCCTCATCTTTTCAAAATTGCGGCATTGTCATCTACACGAGGGGAGAGTTGGTAAAACCCCCCGTGCATTGTCTAAATAACCGACTAAAGTTGGTCTCGAAGGTACCGAGCTTTATATCGCTCAAGGTACGCATCGAAATCATATCCCAGCAACGACAAGTCGTAGCGCAGGTTATGATCATCTGCAATCAGGCCCACTTTCTTCCTCCAATCTTCATACGACTCGCGACCGTGGTTGAACATTTCTCTGATGGAATTGTCCAAATTCACAATCGCTGCCGCATCAGGTGGCAGGGTAGAACTGGCACTGCAATGCAGGGATTTGACAATGGACTTAATGTCAAGCGCTCCCATCCACATCTTCAACTCTTCATTGAAAACTGGTTTGCGCTTGAGGAAGTCCACCTCTTCAAGAGAAACAAAATCGGGTGCATTCTCCGATTTGTCTGCCGGTGTGTACTTGATATCAACTTCTTCAAAAGCGGCCTTAATGGTATTAAAGGTCATCTTATCTTGAATCTCGGGCATTGGGGCACCCAAGCTATCATCACCGTACGTCGTCAGGCGGTACACGTCACTGAAGCGTCGGTTTGATGCGCCACATATACGTCTGTATACGCATCGATGATACAAGCTGTTCACAAGGCTGTTGACATAGACAGTCATGTTCTGTCCCGAAGGATTAGAACCGGATAACTGCAGCAATGCTCCATGGTACGCAACCACAGGATTCATCACTTCATTTGCCAACATGGACATCATGCGAATGTCCTCCTTGCTATAGTCAAGACAGCGCTCAGCCAGGTTCGCCATCACCTGGAAAGCAGCTCCCATTGCATCAGCGGAGATTCCAATGTCGAACTTAGAGAAATCTCCGGCAATCAACTTCGTCTCTTTGCTGGGGGCTAAATGACGAATAAGCTCGTCAAAGTCCGGCCCTGAAGCATTAATCCCAACAGCACACTCAGACACCAACGGGAAAGTTGATAATAGAGCAGCTACCGGAAGGAAATACATTCGTAGCAAGAGTTGAAGCACAATAGGAGCACAAGTAAAGATTCTCACCTTATCGTTTTCAGACCCGTCGTCCTTATACAATTTAGTGATCTCGTCCTTGATTTGCGCCTTGTAAGTGGCATTGATTCGAAACCCGGCAAGTAATGCTTCTTTCGCCTTGAAGACAGCATCCCACACCCATGGTTTAAAATCAATGATTTCACCATTTTCATCCAATTCACAGAACTTGCTCTTAGGACCTCTGAATGGCCATCCGATGGCAGTTGCAAACTTCATCCTATCAATGAAGGAAACACCATCTACGCCGAATAATGTTTCATATTTGCTCAGAGGTAAGCGAATGAGAGACTCCTTCACCGAGGGAGAAGCCTTGTTGAACTCGTAAACAAAATTAGTTGTAAAGTCCAATACTGCCGCCTGCAGTTCACTCACTTTGAATCCCTTGGGTTGGGATCCTCGTTTTGTCAAGTCTAAATGGTAGGCATTGTACCATGGATTCAACTTTGGTGCTCCCCACTCATTCGGAATTCCCGTCACACGGGCGACGGAATGCGAAATCATAGTGGGTTTCACAGAGGAATATGCTGTGCACTCTCCAGTCGCGGTGCCAAGAACTTCTACGGGCCCATCCATCGCCACGAAATTAATCGGGTGAGTTTTGGGTATTTCTGCACCTAAATCAGCATGTTTCTCCCCTTCAATCACTTCGTGATACTTCCCTGCATCCGCCAGATCGGGTAAGTGTTCAAAGTGTTTTCGGGCTTCGTCAAAATCTTCAGCTGTGAAAGAACCACCACCTCCTGTGTTGCCTCGTCCACCAAGATGAATTCCTCCAAAGACAGCTCGGCGCCCGCTCATAACAAGCAAAGCAGCACCACAAGCTCCCTGAAAGGAAGGCTCTCGCAAACGATATTGCCACCCAGGAAATGTTCCTCCTCGAGTTGTAAGGATACGTGGACTATAAGACATCCGGGTTTCATCTATGTGTGTTCGATCACCATCACGATACACATATCTACCCGTAGTACTCATAGAAAAGAAGTAACTAGTGTCACCTTCTTTATCACGCAAATGTTTCAACAAATTCCGTCCTTGAATCTTCGCACTGTATATAACGGCGAGATCCTTTCCTTCTATCATCTTAACATTCACTTTGTCCAATCCAATCGTCACACTCCATGGAACCTTTGCTTTTCGAATCATACGAATCTCAGTAGCTCCAGTTTCCACAAGCGCATGACGGGGAACTAACAACGCGCCATTGTGTAACACTGTACCGAATGTTCGCGAAGTTGTTTCTCCTACATACTCAATCGTATAACTGTTAGCCGCCGCCACTTCAGTCAATTGCTCAAGCGTCGCGGTACCTGGATCCTCTGCGTCCGGATTCTTCACGTGAGTGTCTACCCAATCATTAGGGAGACGCTTACGATTCTCAATATCCTTAGCATCCTCAGGGTGCAACAGACTATCACTTTCAATAGGATTCAAAACTCGAAATGCTTTGTAAATCTTCACTGCAATCAATGCACTCGCAAGTACAGTAGCAGATCCAACCACAAGCTTTCCGAATCGATTCCGGTTGTCTTTGATAATCAATGGCATGGCAGCTCGTTCTTTCATCAATTTCTCAATGATCATCTCACGTCCCTCCTGTGCATATACAGCAGAAGAGTACGAGACTCCATTGGCAATGACGGCTCCCAGCAACAGGTTAGCTGGGACGAACAAGGACTTAGGCAAACACCAAGATAACGCGTGTCCAAGCATTCCGAGGAATGCACCAGGAACAAGCGTTTTCTTTGCGAGACTCCAGTAGGAAGCATTCCGAATGTCTTCCTTATAAATTCTCTGAAGAAAATCTTGGCAATAACGGTGGTCGAAAACAGAATCAGGCATCCACATAAACAAGTTGACCCACTTGGGGCATTCCAGGTTGCGGTAAACCTCAAGAAGATTGGAATCAACATATTCATTCACCCTCCACGGATTCAACTTACGGAAACGAGTCCGGAGCACGCTCATCGCGGTATTAGCGACGAAACCCATTACTCCAGAATGGCTATCAAGAGCAGCTTCATCCTCCAGTTCAACCTCTTTCGCAATGCGATCGAATTCAATCTGGTCAGCAGCAGCCATGCGGGCACGCTCCTTCTGAAACTCCTCATCAAGAAACTCATTCTCAACATAGTTCTCCTCCTCGACGGTCTCGGAATCAGATTCGGACTCTGGTTCCTCAACCTTCTCAAGAGCAGGCATCATTTCCTTGGCTGCGTCACAAATTGGCTTAGCTCGCTTACATCCGCAATCACACAGAACGAATTTTTCGTTCATTGCGTTAATGTTAGCAACCACAGCCTCTTGTGCCTGGAAGAAAGCCTTCGCTTTCATTCCAACAAGATCACAACACTGGACAATATTCAAGTTGTCACAGTAAACACCATCAATAGTCATGATCTCCCAACACAATTTCTTCTTAACTGCCCCTTGTCGATTCAGGGCAACTTTCGATTTCTTTGCGGCAACATCTTCCATGTACGGGCGAGACAACGAAATGTTCCATAGGTCTGGAACCATGACAATCTTGCTCTGTACAACACCATCTACGTAAATTGGATTTCCGTCCTCATCTCGTTGGGCATAGTACATTCGCACCTTATCTTCATCAATCTCGTTCAACAATTTTCCATCAACCTCTCGTCGAAATTGGTCTCGGACTGTGGGACGAATATATACATCTCCGCGTCTCAAACGTGAATAGGGATTCACAGACATTGCGGACTGCATAGTTTCATCATTGGTAGTACATACCACAATCTTCGGTTCTACAGGAACTCGACCTTTCTCAGCAACATCTGCTTTTGGGGCATAGCAGGGCTGATTGTTCTTCAACATGATCAGTTTCATTCCTTCATCTTCTTGAGCATACTGGATGTCAGTGTTATAGATATCATCCAAGACTACGATAGTAGTAAAACCTTTGTAGGAGGTCCAATACTTATCGTTACCTTGAATGAAAGCCTGGTGTCGATCGGTACTCGCGAATCCGTTCTGAACAGCAACAGAACGCGAGGTAATCTGACTATGGGAAGTTTTTCCGATTGATGAGTCTCCTAAGATAACCATCACATAGGGGGCCGTGCGAACGCCGCTCGCATTTCTCCATCGAATCAACTTGTCCATCCAACACAAAACATTTTCCTTTTTATTAAGCATAATGGTATGCGTCACCCCCGATGTACGGACAGTGATCGCCTCCAAGCTCATAATAAGGGAATCCAATCTACCATGAAATTCAGTGCTATCAACACCCATCTTCTCCAGCGTACCGGGTTCGATGTGATCTGACAACACTTTACATTTCATATATTCATCCTCTGCCTCCATGATTTGGGGATCATCATAGAGGACAGCCTGCAATTTGCCAGTGGCAAATGCATAGCATCCAGAGTCAGCAAGATGAGTAACCATTTGCATAACGGCATCCAGGCAATCGGGAGCGGTCATAGCTTTGTCCGTCATCTCTCTAGTAAAGATTTCAACACCAGCAATAGACCATTTACAGTAACGTTGATCCAATAATCCTAGAGACACCAATGCACACATGCACTTGGTGACTTTTGGAAAGAGTGAGCTATTGCGCAACACGGACCAATTGTTCTTGTACTTCTGGATTCGTTCTAACCACGAAGGACCATCACTGTGACTCTCCAATTCAAGCGAGTCATAGTCTCCTTCTTTGACATTCGGGGTTTCGTTCAGGGACATGAGGAAATTCCATACATCTGTAGTAAGTCCATCTTCAGACACGTAGTGCTTATCTATGAATTGCATCAATGAGAAAGCAATACTAGTCATACTTTGAGCGTAGTAACAGGCACAGAAACAGTAAAATAGCGATGTCAAATATTGCGTGTGCGTTGAAGAAATGTGTCCTCGAACAAGTTCCTTCAAAGCAGCAAGAGTCGCATCGCCCGCAAACGAGTGAGATTCCAAGGGTCCATATTTCTCCTTGAAGTTCTCCTCAGCTTCCATCAACAGGTAGTCACTGACTTTATTCTTCGCATGGAGGGAACGGAGTTCCACAACGCGTCGAAAAGCCTGGTTCTTCGCCTTGGTAAGCTTAGTAACCACTACCTTCTTCCTTTCCACCTTCCTCGCGTATTTAGCACGAGAATAATCCTTTTCACTCTCCATCTGAGACTCCAAAATTTGCTGGTTTCCAAACTTCAATTGGTGATCGAAGTTGTAACCCTCAAATTTGAGCCAATGGGGCAGTGTCATAATGCTTTCGGGCATCATCCTATCAATTTTTTCGCAACTGAGCAGCGTGTGTGTACTAATTTCTCCACACATGGAGCGTTGGTTTGTAATTTGGTTAGTTACGGTGGTTTTCCCCCTGGTAGGGGCGATCTTACTGGTAAGGCAAGATCATTTTGGTATCTACGGTTACCCAATTAAGGGCTAAGTATTCCGAAT